CAGCGATCGTGTCGATGCTGTACGTGTTCCCGTCGGCGCCGTTCGTGCCGTTCGTGCCGGCAGGACCCGTAGGACCGACGACATAACCCGCGTCTACGGTAGACCCGTCATGTTTGGTCAGGATCAGATGACCTGAGCCGTTAACAGTAGCCCCGACGATGACACCAGCAGCGATCGCATCCATCGCAGCGGATGTCATGCCAACTATGGTGGCCATGAGCCTCCTTAAAGTGAATGGATCCTGTAGGTGGTGTCAGACAAGAACACTGCGGATGGCCAGGTGATCTGGAAGTGGTTACCGTCGACCATGGTTATGGCGCCGACACCTTGATCATCAGCCGTCCAGGTCCCGTCGCCGTTATCGGTGATCTTCAGGACCGCGTACGGATCGAATATGTCGTAAACGGCCTGCGGATCAGGCAGCGATGGAGCATTAGCCGCATTCCCGTAGATCACGTCCTCGAGCGCCGAAAGCGCACCTGGCTGAGCGTAGTCGACCATTATCACGAGATGTGCCGACGGTCTTCCCCAGGGAATATCGACGGGCAAAGTCGTGAAGTCCCACGAGAAAGCCAACGCACTGGAGTTGTCACTCAGGGTCTGATACTTATCACTTCCCGGCTTGAGAAGGACGTTGTACAGGATGTGCAGCTGGTGGTTATCCATGTAGGTCAAGCCGAAACTCTGCCTTGGCTGACTGGTGTAGCCGTCGACGTTTCCTAGACAAGCCTCGAGCTCTTCCGGATACATGTACGCAGACAAGCTTCCTGCGAAAGTGCCCGGAAGGTTCTCAGAGGTAGCCAGCTGTCCGTCCAGCGATATCGAAGTCGTGTTGTCGTCACCTTTCTCGGTAACTGAAATCAGTCCGTTCCAGGCAACCCCCGGGGAATTTTTGGGGTAGAGAACAGCCTTCGAGATCCCTGTGGAATATGTCTTGTCCGTACTGGCGTCCCAGGTTACGCGAGCGTGTATCGGCGTCGTGAACGCGGCAAGTACGGACATCTTCCGCAGATTAACTGCGATCGTTCCGGCTGGCATGAAGTCTCCTAGGACGAAAGCAGAAGTGCGATCTGGTCAGTAGTCGGCATCACTGCGTCAGTCTCATCGTCACCGTACAGAAGCGACTCAATGGCCGTGATGGTCGGCGGAGTCTGGATCCTGGTGTCGAATATGACATGGGCGGTAGGGCGTTTGCCGGCAAACGAGACCGGAACAGCCGTGACACCCCAGGAGTACGTCTTGACCGAGGGCTGGTCTTTGACCGTCTCGTGAGTGAAGTCGGAGGCCTTCGCCGTGCAGTTGAATATGAGGTGGATCCTGTAGGCGAAGTCGGTCCCGCTAACGTCATTGCCGATCAGCGTACGGTACGAGAACCCGAACGTCTGCCTAGGCTGGTTACTCGCGAAGAGGCCGTACTGGAGAATCCCCCATCCAGCGCAAGCCGCGGCAGCGAGCGGAAGCGACAAAGACTCAATCGTCCCCTCATAGTTCTCGCCTGCGGGAACGTTGAGAACTTTCTGCCCGTCAAGGTAGGTCGCCACCGGGTCTCCTCCACTCGGTGACTCCGTGACCGCGACAAGCCCGTTCCAGGTACTGACAGTCCCGTCAGCAAGGTAGATCATCCCGCGATCGATACCAGTCTGGTAGAGACGCTGGCCTGAAGCGTCCCAGGTAACTCTGGTCATGTCACCCGCTGCTTCCTGCCTCGCGGCGTCGTTGTTCGTTCAGGGCACGCCGGTCAGCTGCAGAAGCTCTAGTCAGCCCCTCACCCTGTTTGTCTTTTGGAGTGTTCTTGATGTTGCATACCTTGATCAAGGTAAGCAGCCGGTTGAGATGCCACTCCTGGCACTCGAACGGGATCCCGAGCGCGATCATCCAGTAGTAGATCAGCTCTGCCGTGATGATCTCTTTGTTCTTCGGCTCTCGCTTACCATGGAACGTAGTCGCCGTCATCTTGGCGTTGATGTACTCGTTGACGGCGTCGAAATGCTTCGAACCCATCCGTGAGAGGACCTCCGGGGGAATTTCACCGGAGGAACTCATCATGCGGACGTAATCCAGGACCTGTTCGTTTGTCTTGACCTGGTCGCCGAGGAAGGGAACTTCCCACTTCGACTCCCATTTTGACAGTGAGAGCAGCGAGTGCTCCAACTCGAGCGTCACGCTGCTGGCGTCGACGAATGTGGAGGTAGAATCGTCGAATCCTTCTGCGGTGACAACCGTTAGTCGGAGCACTCGCTTCTCCTTTCCTAACTGAGCATTCTCCGAACTGCTCAGGTAGCTCTAACTGACGAAGGTGAACATCCAGCGGTCGACGACCGGCGTGTTGAACACGTAGCCGGAGTTCGGCACCGCCGAGACGATCTTCTTCTGGCCGGTGGTGAGCACCACGGAGCCCGCGGCGTGCACGACGCCGTCGAGGTAGTACGTGACACCGGTCTGGGACGGGATGGTGATGGTGTGCGCACCGTCGAACGTCGCCGCGGTCAGCGTGATCGCCGTGATGGAACCGGTGAACAGCGCGGTGACCGAGTCCGGCGGAGGCAGCGACGGGTTCGTGCCGACGGTGCCGTACAGGAACTGCTCCAGGCTTGCCAGAGCGGCGCTGTCGACCTTCGTTGAGTCGATCGTCAGCAGGCTGGTCGTGCCGTACGTGGTGGAACTCGCTCCCGTGCAGTCGAACGCCCACGTGAACGCCACCGCGTTCGGCGAGTCGTTGATCGTGGAGTAGTCCTTCTCGGACGGAGAGGCCAGCGCGCCGTAGACCAGGTGCAGCTTGTAACCCAGGTCGGACGAAACGTCGTTGCCGATCTCAGTGCGGTAGCTGAGCCCGAAGGTTGCCCTGGACTGCTGGCCGACGGTGACGCCCGAAGCCGGCTCGGCCGTTCCGTCACAGAGGCCGAACTGGTCCGGGTAAGTGAAGGCCGAGATCTCGCCGCCGAACGTCTCCGCAGAGAGCAGGTTCAGGTAGGCGATGTTGTCGGCGTACTGCTTGTTGGAGCCAGCCCCGGCGGGCTTCTCCTTGACCTGGGTGAGACCGTTCCAGGCGTAGCCCGTGTCGTACAGCCCGTTACCGGTGTTCAGCGGGTACAGGACACCCTTCTTGACACCAGTCTCGAACCTACGGTTGCCCGTGTCGTCGAAGACGAGAACTGTCATCAACTTCTCCTCAGAAGTAGACGTCGTAAATGTCGTGGTTCAGGTTTGCGCTCGTGTAATGCCGTACGAACCTCATCATCGGCATTGCCCTGAGCAAGGGGTGCAGAGGACTGTCAGGATTGGTGTCGATCAACGTGACCTGATACCGGATAGTTCCCGCGTACGGGATATTGTCAGCGAACTGATTGGTCAAGTAGTCACGGTTGTAGACAATCGCCGGATAGGCCATCTGAACATCGGGCGGAGGCTGGAAATATACAGTGACTCCGTTCCCGAGTCCCTCAAGGAGAGTCTGGAACTCAAGCCTTGTTCCCATGCCACAAACCTCCGATCGTCAAGATGAGCCTTGGCCGGCGAACCTCGACGTCGCTGATGGTCCAGTATCCGCCGTTCCAGTGGACATACCTCATGTGCTGGTAGTTCTCGAAGGCCATCGCGTCCGCGACGATGCTGAACGAGTTCCCGAGCGCTACGCCCTGGTTCGTCTCTGGAGGTACCATCGACACACCCTCCAGGCGCCTGGAATTCCTGATGACATCGCCGAAATATGGTTTCTCGGTAATGACATCTTCCCAGACGCCCGGAGAGGTTTGCGTGCTGGTCGCGAAGCCTACGGTCCCGGAGAACCGCATCTATCGCCCTCCCAGGGTTAGTCGCGGCGGAAGGTCCACTGGAAGTTGTCGGTGCTGAACTCGTAGCCCGCGTCCGGCTTGGCCCGGTAGGTGACGTACGCACCGGAGGCGATCGCCGACTGCGCACCGACGGTGAGCGCGCTGCTGAGCGTGCCGTCGTCGGCCACCGTGACGTAGGTGAGGTGCAGACCCGAGAACGCCGGGATGGTGCCGACGCCGGTGACCTCGTCGAAGGTCGGAGCGGCCGGGTCGGGCAGCAGGCCAGTGCCGCTGAACTCGATGATCGACAGCGCGCCGCGGTACCGGGTCATGGCGCCCGACACCCGGGTCTCCATTAGGTACTTGAACTGGTTGTAGTCGATGTCGAAGAAGTCGAACATGTTGACTTCCCCGCCCTTGTCGGCGCCCACAGTGTAGTCCTGCAGGTTCACGACGAGGCCGATCAGCTCCGGAGAGGCCTCCAGCGCCTCGCAGGCGATGACGTTGCTGACGCCCAGCGCGGCCGACAGCTCCTGCAGGGTCGGGTAGATGCGGCGCCCGAGGGTGTCCTTGATCAGGAGCATCTTGGCGAGCCAGATGCGGGTGGTGTACATCACCGGGTTGCCGGAACCACGG